TATTGGTTTTTCGTGTGTTCGCCATAAATAAAATTATCGCTTACTGATTAAGACAAACAGGTCATCGACACGCTGTTCAAGTCTTGAGATTTGATCCTTCATTGATGAACCTGAGTTTGGCTTCAGTTCTGATAGGTAGGACTTAATAACCCAGCGCAGACCCAGCAACAAACTGCTTGCGATTGCGGATACGCCAACGCCAAAGGCGACTAATTCGTTTGGGCTCATTTCGCATTAAGTCCATAATCAACTTCGTTCCCTGATTTTGGATCTATTGCCTTAGCAATTGGTGCAACTAACGCACCGGCAAGAATGGCTAGTTCTGGTCTGATGTCAGCAACAATTGCCAAAATAACAGTTATTCCAGAAGCAGCCACAGCTCTTAGATATGACTTGATTGCAGCCTTATGTTTGTTTGTTAGTTTCATGCATTGCCTCCTAGTAGTGGGATATTAAAGAAATCTGAATTGTTGTCTTGGTTTTTGTTAAAACTGATATGAATGTGATGGTTGTGTTTATTGATGCCTTTGTATTTTCTCCAACGCCAGCCCAATAATGGTGAAGCAATTTTCTCTTGGTGGATTACATAACTGATGCGCTTAGAGGTTTTCCCATATTGTCGAATTTGATCTGCCAAGTATGCTGAAAGCCCTTTGTCGTCAGAAAGCCGAGCGTCAATATCAATTGCTCGCACGCATCCTGTTGCATCTGGGTTGTGGTCTGATTTTCGTGCGCTATGTCGAAAATCACCAATCCACCCATCAGATTTACGCAAACGCTCTGGGAAGCAATCATCTACTTGCTCTCTAAATTGAACAGCAGATTTTGATAACCAAGGTTTCATTAGCCAAGTAGCAATTTTGCTTCCTCGGCTGTTAAACCAAGGCGATCAAGAATTGCTTGTCGTGCTGTTTCTTTTGCTTCGGCTTCTTGTTGTTCTAGCACTCGCTTTTCTTGCTCCAATTTATATTGAGCAAATTCTGCGTTTGTCATTTCTTTATCAATAATTTCATCTGTTTCTGAGTTATGTATTCTTATCATTGGTTTAGTCATTTTAATTTACTCCATATACAAAATAAGTGCCTCCGGCAAATGTATCACCATCAGCAAAAAATGTTATTTCATTAATTGCGCCTATTTGATTGTAAAAACCACTTCCTGCCGCTGAATTAAATCGCCCAGCAGTCGTGCTACTTTCATTGATTCCATAATACTGAACTTGCTTGTAAGTAGTGGTATTAGCATAATCCCAAATATCCATAATTACCAATGAATTCGTTGCGCTTGCTTCTGCACTGAAAGCAGGTGCTGAAATTTCAGTTCCAGAAAAAGTGCTATCCGATCTTGTAATAAATGCAGGAGCATTACCATATCTTGCGTTGCTATCATTATTAAATCTTATTTCCAAATTATATCCATCTGTTGTTGGTTGAAAACCTCTAACAATAACTTTTAAGCCTTTGTAAGATGCAGATAAACTTTGAACTCTTGTAGTAGCACCAGATAAAGTTCCAGTTGCTAATTGAGTTAAACTACCACCAGCAGGAGCAGCCCAAGATGGAACTCCACCAACAACAGTTAAAACATTTCCTGTTGAACCAATTCCAAGTCTTGTGTTTGTATTTGCAGTTGATGAACGATATTCAATATCGCCAAGAGTTGTAGATGGATTTAGGTTCTTGGTTGTTGTATCAACAGATGATCCAAGTGTGCGAATAGCACTTGCGCCATCTTTGACCAGAGCTGTATCATCTGGTGTTGTCCAGCCGTAGTTAGTAGTGGTTGCCATTTTTCTCCTATTATCAGGCTACGATTGTAGCGTATTCCCAAGTTAAAGTCGTGCTTAAAGTATTCCAAGCCTCACCTGCCGGAACTGTGTTCCAACGCATTGCCACCTGACTGAAGGCTACTGGCGACAAATTGATTGTCAGGAATAATTCATTAAATCTAGTACGCCAAGACCAACCCTCAACATAGCCTTCAAACTCGCCTAATGAAATCTGTGGCGGTAGGTTTTGGATGTTCAAGGGCTGACCCATGAATATAGTTAAAAGGTTATCTCTATCGCTATCATCCATTTCAGGATTGGTTATTGGAAAAGTTATAGATTGAAATGCTGGCAATGGGAAGGCTCGTTGGGCAATATATCGATCTGCGACTTCCTGAGCATCCACAGCTGAATGAATCACCGAATTAATGCTTTCGGCTTTGTAGCCATATAAGGCAATTGATGATGCGCTTGTTGCTGTTTTCTGTGATCCAAAGTTATTGCCGTAGTTAATAAATATATCGTTGCGGATATCGGCTGATCTAGTAATTGTTGATAATCCTTGACCTAAAGCATGGTTGGCATCTAGATCAACATAACCATTGGCTGCTAAATAAGTCTGTCTGTGGTCGGCATCAGCATAGCCAATATCGCCATTAGATGATTCATACAAATAACCAAATGCGCTGTCAGCAATAAAACTCGCAATGTTGTAAATTGTATCGGGTTCAGCAGCTCTATTTTCCATTGTGTAAAGACCAGGTTGATCAATCTCGCCCAATCCTTGATTTTCGGCATTTGCCCAAGTAGTTGTTGCATCATAAGTTGCCCAAGTTGTAGCTGCTGGAACATCATTCCAAGATCCAAGCAAAACACTTGAAAGCAAGTCGTAAATTTGGTTGCCGTCCTCATCTTGTGAGATTGTGCCATTGTAGATTTCTTTGGCAAGTTTAACTAAAGATCCCATTGCTAGGATGGTGTAATTAACCACAGTCGCTATTGAACCAGTTGCACCAACCTCAACAGTAATGTCAGTTATATCTCCACCAAACAAATTGACATAAGATCCTGAACTGTTTTTGACCTGCAAACTCAAACTGTCATTAATCTCAAAAGGCAAGGTTTGACCAGATAAAGCAACTAAAGCAATTTGTAAATAAGATGGGTTTGGCTGAGAGTAAATGTCGCTTCGACCTGATTGATGAGTTATGTCAGCAATTGCAATGTCTGTGTAGTCAGTTCCTGCAACAGTCAGTTTCCAGTCTGGCGTCCAAACTGTCATTATCGAGCCCTAGTAATCCCACTATTGTAAAGCTGTGGAACTGATCTTGATGCACTCTCATTTAAGACCTTTGCAACAGCTCTAGCAGCACCTTCGGAATCAACTGATTGAACTGTAATGTTATTAACTGTTGATGTCCGGTTTTCTCTAGTGTTTGATGAGATTGATGGCAATGACGACAATTGAGCAGATGGTGCTGGATTAGGAATTGATCCGATATTTACACCCGGAACAATGTTGGCAACTCTGATCAACTCATTGGCAAGTGATACAACCAACCCGATTGCTTCTCGAACAAATGTAATAAATCCTGAGATAATTCCAGCCACTACTGAAATGCCTTTTCCAAAACTCTCAGCACTTCTTTGAGTTTCATTTAATGATGCGCTTAATCCTTTATCACCTGTTAATCCTGCAATGAAAGCATTAAGGGTTGGGATGCCAGTTTCATTTAAGAATCCAATAAATCGCTCAACCTGTGGCAATAAAGCAACGCCTAATGATTCTTTAGCTTCATCAAATCCAACTTTTAATCTATCAATCTTGCCTTGGAATGTTTCAGCGTTTGCAGCTGCTGCGCCACCATAAAGATCAGATAATTTTGCTTGAACTTCGGTAAATGAAAGGGTTGATAATTCAGCCTTTGATAATCCAAGACCCAATCTGCCTAAAGCTGTGGTGTTGCCATCCTGAGCCCTGCCTAATGCGTTTGCTACTTGCTCAAGTTCTAATCCTCGACCTTTTGAAATATCTAAAGCAAGGTTTAATAAATTTTGGGCTTCAACTGTATCTTTAGTTGAAACAGCAAGTCTTTGAAAGGCTGGGCGTAATTGATCATCGGCAACTCCTGTGGCTAGGGAAGTCTGAAGGATCATGTCCTCAGTTGCCTTTATTTGAGCATCAGTAGCCCCTGTAGCCTCTCTAAGGGCATTGGCTAACCTTAACTGTGCTTGCTCATCCTCTATTGCAGCTTTGACCCCATCAACGGCTAATTTAGTGCCATAGGCAACGGCAGCAGCAGATGCGACCGCAAATGCAGCAGCAGCCTTTTTGCCAAACTCTGAAATTTTGCTTGAGTTATTTTCAACAGCCTTATCGGCTTCACCTAACTTCTTTTTTAGATCATCGACATCAGCGAGGATCGATAACTTAAGCGTGCGATTACCGGTTGCCATTAAACCCATTCCTTAATAATTCGATCAAAACTTTGTTCC